GTTTCAGCAACTAAACCGATTGTGCCAAACGATGTGGCTTCTACATCGGCTCTAGCTAGTTTTACAGCTACTCGGTTGCCTTGTGACCCTGATATATATACGACTTGACCTTTAGTTAAGGTTGTACCGCTATCGTTATAGACTCGTGCAAACTCTTGCGTACCAATCTGCAAAGTGACATTGCCACCCTTTAATCCGTTAGACAATACCCCATCGCCATCATCCCAAAATAGCTTGCCTACGGCTGAGTTTTCGGCTGCAGTAGTATCAAAGGTAATGGAATCAGGGGTAGAAATATCGCCTGTAATACCTGAAATATTGACGATGGTTTGGCTAATTGAGCCACTAGCATCGGTATATACAGCTTTGCCTGCGGGGTAATCGCACCAAATGGTCTTTTGCCCTGCACTAAATGTAACCACGCTACCGCTATTACTAGACGCTAAGATGGTGTCACGAGATAGGGTCGATGGGCTTGTGTATGTGCCAATACCGACTTCCCACTCTGAACCCCCATCAAGGTAAACAGCGTAATAAGTGGTATTTCCACTACCAATTTGACCAAAAGAATCGTACCCCGTAACCGCACCAGCAAGACTAAATGAGCCTGTGCCAGTTGTGGTTGTCGTTTCTTTGACCCTATCCTTTAGGACTAAAGCCATAATTTATCCTTACTGGTTTGCTCTGATAATCGTACCTGCGGAGATGCTGACAACCTGACCTGTGGCAATACTTGTATTGTTTAGTACCAAGTCTGCATCGCTTGTAGCTACAGAACCATCCATCACTACAGTTGAGCCGTTAGATTGGGTAATCCTAAAGAATGACGCAGTTCCAGTAGCCACCGCAGTTCCATTGGTCACAGTCGATAAGGTAATCGTGCCGTTGCTATCCGTACCAAATGAGCCTGATACTGTCAAAGTAACTAGTAGGGTTTGCCCAGATATGGCTGTATTGGCGTTAGCAGGTTGGCTACCTGAATAGATATTGATTAACGAACCTGACCCAGCATAGGTAATAAGCCCATTTTGTTGGGCATTACGAGTTCCGTTGGAATATTTAAGGTTGGTTGGCATTATTGGACTCCTATGATTTTGCCGTTCTCGTCACGCAGAACTTGTTTGGGTTGGTTTAGTCTGTCAATTAAAGCACTTAAAGTAGCCGTCATGTCTTGATTACCTTGTGCAATAGCGTTAGCTATGGGGGCTAGGGGGTGTTCTTGTGCCCGTAGCATATCTTCATCCATTGTGTATTCTTCAGCGATTCCCTCGCCACTATCTACACCTGCGGAGATACGAGCCGTTTCAATCTTAGCCCCGTTATTAATATAAGCAAGCAAGAGTTGGGTATTACGCTCAGTCATCATCTTCATCTGAGCTAACTTCATCTCCATCTCTCGGTCTTGAGCATTACGCTGTTCTTCAAGTTGGAATTTAAGTTGATTCTCTTGTGCCTGATATTCCTGTTTAGCCTTTTCAAATTCAATTTGAGCAGCCATCTTTTGCTGTTCCAACTGTACCGACATCTGCATTTCTTGAATCTTAGCCTGAGTCTGAGCCTGAATCTTTTGCACTTCAGGTGGGGGTGGCTTGGGTTGGCCTTCCATCGCTTTAGCTTTATTTCTAAATTGGTCGGCAGTTTCATCAATGAGCCCTTCCATACCTTTACCAGCCTTAAACGCAGTCACGCCAAACTTGAGCATTTCCATGAGTAATGGGGTCAGTTCAGGGGCTTGGGTGGCTACTGGTAAGGCTTGGTTCATAAACTGGGATAAAGCACCTAAGAACTCGATTCTGTCGGCTTTCTCTTGTTGCTCATCCTGATAAATCATCGAATCGCTAGTTACCTCAATACGGAAGTTTTTAGCGGGTTCGTCTTTCAATAGCTGTAAGGCTTGCGGTACTAACTGTTGGTCTTGTGGGCTTAGTTGCATTGCACCACTAATCTTGACAATCGTATCGTCAGTAAAGTGTTTGCAGATAATCTGAGCCTTGATACTTAGAAGCTCGGTAGCAAAGTCAACGACTGCGTGTTGCATATTCTTGAGTCTGCCTGCTGCGTTATTAGACTTAATAATCTGTGCCCCAAGCGTTTCATTGGGGTCAGTCTGTCCCCGTTGAATGTCGGCAATCCCCATAATCTCGTAAATCTGACCCTTGACTTGCTCCATAGCCTGATAAGCCATCGTCAAGCCTTGAGCGATTGGGGTTATATCGACTAGGTCAATAGCCCCTTTCATGCCTTGTTTCTCAGCAAAAGCAGCCCAGTTCTTAACTGGTATCAGGGTATTGTTCTCGCCCTCAGAGAATAGTCTTGCAAGGCTTGGCTCGGATGCGTCATAGACACCCCGTACTTTTAAGGCGTTAATAAAACCATCTATGCGGTCAGCAAGCGTGTCTAATTGCTTGGCTTGGTCTTGGTATAGTACAAAGTCAGGTACAGGCTCTAAGCTGTCTGTAGTCAATGTGGCGTACATTGGTTTAGGGCAAGGGAAGAATCCCTCTAACTGTAGTGGGTCATCCTTTTCATCTAGGATTTCACCCATAGACTTGCTAATCCAAAAGACTTTGCCTTGTTCTTTATCCCAAATCTCATAGATACAGGCTTGGAAATGCTCGGCAGCCATTTGTTTGGTAGCCCATTTATCGCTATCAGGCTTGGTATCTAGCGGAATCTTACCGCCAACTTCTTCGCCAAAGCGGTCAATCAGAGCTTGTCGGCTCATATAGACTTTACGCCATACGGCTGTTACTTCTTCCCAAGTCCGTCCAACAGTATGACCAAAATCACGCCAATGAACATAATCAACAGGGGCACACTCATATTCAATGCGTTCCTGCGACTCCACCAGTTCAGCGTTTTCCGTTTCTGCTTCATCGGCATCCTCTGTAATCTGTAGCCCATCTTCGGGCATTTGACCTGCAACACCTTCGTTGATGTTATTTTGCTCTGCAACAATATGTGGCTCATACCGAACCCATGCCGTACCTCTACCACCTAATAAGCGGTCAAGCACAGCGTTATCCATAGCGGAACGATAGTCATGGTAATGCTCGACTTCGTACTCTAAAGCCCGTTCTAGCATCATAGACGCTACTCGACCTATCGGGTCGTTATCTCTAAATCTTCGGCTTACATCGGGGCGTGGCAGTCTAGCAAAGATGGCAGGCTTGATGACCTGAACATTAGACCAAAGGATATTAAAGCGAGCATTGGGGTTATTACGGGTACGGCTGTCATCACGATAACGCTTAATGATTCTTGGTACTCTTGCTTCCCATTCTCTAAAAGACTTGTCGTACTGGGCGATGGTGTTGTACCAATCTTCGTAAGTCTTGTTTAGCGTATCGTTCATAGTTAATACCTTTGATTAGTAATTCGTGGCGTAGATTTCCACATTTCCTCTAGCGTAACCTCATTCTGTCCAACAACGATGCCACGAATCGGTGCGTTTTGCTTCGCAATTTCTGCTTCATCTCGCCAAGCCACAGAAAGCATCCTAAAAGCATCCGCTCCATGACTAGTCCAATCATGTCTAGGCTTATCTCTAAATACTTTCTTATCTTCATCGTATTCCCGTTGGTACTGACGCAAACATTCAATGCCTTCTGAACACTTCATGGCATCAAACCAAGTGCGACTTAACGCCATTCTTGTAGCTTGTATGCCGTCTTGTAATGACAGATTAGGTACGATTTTAAACAAATTTCCGCTTTTTAGGGGCAATTTATCTATTAATTGTTCAATTATTGACTTTCCACCGCTTGCTAAAGTTTTAGCTCTAGCGTCATGCGGTAGCCAATGTGTGCCATATTCGTATGGCCGTTCTTTAATTTGATTGGCGTAATAGATAATCGGTTGCCCATGAGCTTCGTGGTAATCCAATACTCGTATCTCTCCATGTACGACCTGATACCACCAAATAGCCGTAGCATCGTTAAAGCCCAAGTCCCAAGCCGTATGCACAGGAAATAAGGTGTCGCACTCAACCTTGTCAATACGCCCTGCATCAGTCAATAGTCGCATCTCTGTGCCGTATATAGCCCCTAGTATGGCAGCTTCAAAGCTACATTCAAACTCTTGTTGGTATTGGTCAATAGACATAGACTTTAAGGCATCGTCTAGTTCGGCTTGTGGTAGGATTTCGGTCTTGCTCGCCCTTAAAACTTTACTAAACCAATCCGC